ATAAGGCAATTAAACCTGTCAATCAATTAAGAATGATTGAAGACGCTGTTGTAATATACAGAATTGCTCGTGCACCAGAAAGAAGAATATTCTATATTGATGTAGGTAACTTACCTAAAATCAAGGCTGAACAATATTTAAGAGATGTTATGGCTAGATATAGAAACAAACTTGTATATGACGCAAGTACTGGTGAAATAAGAGATGACAGAAACTATATGAGTATGTTAGAAGACTTTTGGTTACCTCGTAGAGAAGGTGGGAGAGGTACTGAAATTACTACTTTACCAGGTGGTCAAAATTTAGGTGAGATTGCAGATATAGAATACTTCCAAAAGAAACTATATCGTTCACTTAATATACCAATCAGTAGATTAGAAGGCGGTCAAGGATTTAATCTAGGTCGTGCAGCTGAAATTAGTAGAGATGAAGTTAAGTTTACTAAATTCGTAGGCAGATTAAGAAAAAAATTCTGTATGCTTTTCCATGATCTATTGAAAACACAATTGATCTTAAAAGGCGTCATTGCAGCTGAAGAATGGGATAGTATGCAAGGCGATATAACATATTCTTTCTTACAAGATGGTTATTTTGCTGAATTGAAGCACAGCGAAATGATGAGAGAAAGAGTACAACTTGCTCAACAACTAGAAGGGTATGTTGGTACATATTTCTCTAACGAGTATATACGAACCAAGATATTAAAACAAAATGAAACTGAAATTGAAGAAATTGATAAGCAAATTAAAGAAGAAGGTTCAGATGGGTTGCCAATGGGTGGTCAATCTGGTGAATTAGAACCTGCTAAAAAGAAACCAAATGGTGAAGCCCCAGCGGCAGCAGCTGCCACAGCAAAGGCAGATAAAAAAGACTTCAAGGATGCTGAAGATAAAGCTAGGGAAAAATACAAAAGTAAAGAAAAGTAAAGGAGATAAAATGTCGGAAGAAGTAATTAGATATGGTGCTGGTGGCGTTCCTTATGTAAAGAAAACAGAAGCACCTAAGGAAGAAGTTAAAGAAGAAGTAATATCTGAAATTTTAACAAAGAATCCTAACAAGGAAAAAAAATCTGAAACTACTAAAGAAAAAAAGTAATAGGAGATAAATAATATTATGAGTAAAGAAAATTTAAACAAGTTTGTTAATTCACTACAACAAGGTGACGCTAAACAAGCAGGACTAGATATAAAAAATGCTCTTGCAGATAAAGTTAGTACAGCCTTAGATGACGCTAAAGTTGATGTGGCAAAGTCAGTATTTACAGGACAACAAGGCGCAGACGCTCCAGAAGCGAATGTGTTTAGTGGTAATGATATAAGTGCTGAAACTCCTGCACCAGAGGTAGCAAGTGATGAAGTCGCTAAGTAAGTTTATAAAAGATAATATAACTGAAGGCAACGATTACAAACGTACTAGACAGTACAACAAACTCACGCCTAAAATGAAGCGTGCTGTAGATATGATATTCAAAGCTGCTGATAAAGACGCAGATGTAATATCTGATTTTGAAAAAAATGTCAATACAGCTTCAAAAAAATTTGGTGTGAGTAAACAAGATTTAATGACGTATTTTGATAAAGAAACGTTAACAATTTTAAGGAGATAGAAATGGGAACATTTATAATAAAAGGAACCGCTGTTGCAGGTACATTGTCTGATAATTCAATCGGCAATTCACCTTTTGTAAGAGTAGTTGCTACTGCTGGTACAAATACTATTACAGTAAAAGATGGCAGTACTACGTTAGGTACAACTTTATTACATTCTGCTGGCGATGAAATTACGATAGAAAAACATCCTAAACATACAATTTCATCAAGTGCAGCTGTAAGTGCTACTGCTGTAGGCGTAGGACACTAACATGGCTGATACAGTATCTACACAAACATTAACAGATACGACAGGCGTAAAGTTTGCCGTTAAGATGACTAACTTTTCTGACGGCACAGGTGAAACTTTAGTTAAAAAAGTTGACGCTAGCGAAACAACTTTTATGACTGAAGACGGCAATCGTAAAATATCAAAAATTTTTTATTCAATTAATACTGCAAATCCTAAATCAGCAGTAGAATTGATATGGGATGGTACAGATAATGCAACGGCAGTTTTGTTGTCTGGTCAAGGTTTTTGGGACTTACGTGCCGATGGTAATGAGATAGGAAACAATGCAACAACACCTACAGGTGATGTTTTATTATCCACAAAGAATTTCGCAATTGGTGATAATTACACGATTTTAGTGGTTTTTAGATAATAATTTGTATAAATAATAAAGAGAAATAGAGATAGATACAAATGAAGTTAATTACCGAAGAAATATCAAACGCAGAATATATTGTAGAAGAAAAGAATGGCAAAAAAAATTATGCCATCAAAGGTATATTCATGCAATCAGACGTTAAAAATAGGAATGGAAGAATCTATCCTAAAGAAATCTTACAAAAAGAAGTTGTAAGATACAATAGAGAGTTCATCAATAAAAGCAGAGCATTCGGCGAACTTGGTCATCCTGATGGCCCGACAGTAAATTTAGAAAGAGTTTCGCACATGATTAAGGCTCTATATCCAGAAGGCGCAAATTTTATAGGTGAAGCACGAATTTTAGATACCCCATATGGAAAAATAGTGAAAAGTTTAATTGACGAGGGTGCAAAATTAGGTGTTTCAAGTAGAGGAATGGGCACACTTGCAAATGTAGGTGGTGCTAATGTAGTTAAAGACGATTTTTACCTTGCAACCGCGGCTGATATAGTCGCAGACCCCAGCGCTCCAGACGCTTTCGTAGAAGGCATTATGGAAGGCAAAGAGTGGGTTTGGAATAATGGGATTTTGAAAGAGCAAGAAGTAAACGAATTAAAGTTACAAGCAGAAAGTAAAGAGAGAATGGCAAGGGCAGATAAGAACGCTCAAGTATTCGAATCTTTTCTTAAAAAACTGTAATTTTATAAATAGTAATTAACACATTCCGATAGGAGTGGTGTGATTATTGCAATAATTAACAAGTAAACTATTGAGGAGATAGAACAATGGCTGATAATACTGTGGCAGATTTGCCAAAGAAAAACGCAGCTCCAGCTGAACCAGCAAAGTCGTTACAGGCAACTGTACAACAAGTGATGAATAAAGCAATCACTTCACCGACTGACGCTAAAGTAGATTTCGCACAAGGCGTTAACCATATTACTGGTGACGCACATCAAAAAAGTGCAGGAGCAGCTGACGCAATGCCCTCGTTAGAAACAAAAGCAGAAACGCAAAAAACAAAAGCGGTTGTTGCTAATGAAGAAGACGAGAAAAAAGACGAAAAAGAAAAAGAAGAAGTTAAAGAAGTAGCGGACAAAAAAGAAGATGAAAAAGAAGTGAAAGAAGAAATGCCTGCTGGTCTTAAAAAATACCTAGACAAAAAATCTGACAAGTCTGATGACAAAGAAGACAAGAAAGATGTTAAAGAGTCTGACGAAAAAGAAAAAGATGTAAAAGGTGCTGAATCTTTGAAAGCAAGTGCTGACAAAGTTAAGGACAAAGAACATCCAATCGTTAAAGAATCTGAAGAAAAATCTAAAGAAGAAAAAGAAAAAGAGATTTCTAAAGTGACTGAAAGCGAAGACAAAAAAGAAGACGAGAAGAAAAAAGAAGTTTCTGAATCTGAAGATAAAAAAGAAGATGAAAAAGAAGTTAAAAAAGAAACTGCTAAAGACAAAGTTAAAGATATGGACATGAAAGAAGATGTGGCTGCTCTAACTGATGGTGAAGAACTATCGGAAGAGTTTAAAGCAAAAGCTGCTACTATATTTGAAGCTTCTGTTAAAGCAAAACTCGTTGAAGAAATTGAGAAATTAGAAGGCGAATACGAAACTAAGGTTGCAGAAAAAGTTGAAGAAACTAAATCTGAAATCGTAGAAAAAGTTGACGCTTACCTAAACTATGTCGTTGAGGAGTGGATGAAAGAAAACGAATTGGCGATAGAAAAAGGTTTAAGAGCTGAGATTACTGAAGATTTTATCGGTGGTCTTAAATCTTTATTTGAATCTCACTACATCAATGTTCCACAAGAGAAGTATGATGTGATTGAGGCTCAGACTGCTGAAATAGAGAAGTTAAAAGAAGAAGTTAACCAAACTATTGAGAAAAACGTTGAGTTAAATCAGGCAATCGGTAATCATGTAAGACAAGATATTATCAATGATGTATCTTCTGATCTTGCTGAAACTGAAACTGAAAAACTTAAAGGTTTAGCAGAAAGTATTGAATACAAAGACGCTGAAAGTTTTAGAACAAGTATAGAAACATTAAAAAATTCTTACTTCCCTAAAGCAAAAGCGAGTGAAACTGAATCTAATGAAGTGGCTGAAAACAATGCTGGCTCTATGAACGAGTCAATGGCTGCATATACAGCTGCAATTAGTAAATCAAAGAAAAATCCTTATCTAAAGTAAGGATTAGTTAATTAACTAAAAGAAGGAGAGATAGAAAAATGTTTTTATCTGAATCAATGCAAAACAAGTGGCAGCCCGTTTTAGACCATCCTGATCTTCCCGAAGTCAAGGATAGTTATAAAAGAGCCGTTACTTCAATGGTATTAGAGAACCAAGAAAAGTCGCTTAAAGAAGACGCTGCTTTCTTATCAGAAGCTGCGCCAACTAACGCAACTGGTTCATCTATACAAAATTGGAATCCTATTTTAATTAGCTTAGTAAGAAGAGCAATGCCTAACCTTATCGCTTACGATATTGCTGGCGTTCAACCTATGTCTGGCCCAACAGGTCTGATTTTCGCTATGAGAAGCAGATATACTTCTCAAAGTGGTGGTGAAGCTCTTTTTGACGAAGCTGATACAGACTTTTCTGGAAGAAACAAAGCTGGTTCTTCTGTGTCTGGGGCTTCCGCTGTAGCACAAACTGGTGAAAACCCAGCTGT